TGGGATTTCCAACCTTCTTGCTTGGTGCTTTAAGGTCAGATCCTGGATTTTCCTTTTCATAAGATCTTCGTCCTTTTTCATTGAGTCCTCCTTCTTTGTTTTTGCCTGACTTTTTTGTCCAGGCTGCTTCTGTGGTGAGTTCAAAATTTTCTTTGGCAGTCCTCGCCGCCTTTTGAAAAGCATCCTTTGCGGGGTAGTCCTTACTACCTGACTTCGCTGGTGCTTCTCCTCTCTTTCTCTTAGCGTGGATATTTGCGTAGAGACCACGCTTAGACTCACAGATCTCTTTAAATTCTTTGTAATCTCTCATGATAATTGACGAGGTTTTACCTATTATTTATCTGTATTCATTTGTTTAATCATCTTTTGTAATTCAGATGTACTGCCAACAAACATTGCATTTGTGACATTAGTTGGACCTTTTTGAGTTTCTTCAGATACTTCTTTAACTTTTTTCTGAAGATCCATTAATTTATCTGAGATATCAGCAACATTTTTAATGAGGTTGCCTGCAACCTCATATGCTCTAGGATGGTCCGAATTTTGTGCTACGTCTAAAATACCATTAATTGCTTCCTGACCTTTTTCTATGAGGTTGTAAAGTTGTCCTCTAGTATACTCATAGTCATTATCTACATCTTTATCTGTTTTTGATTTTTTAATATCAACAACAGTTTTCTCTGCTTTTTCTATAGCAGATTCTATGTTAAAAGTTTTATCTAAGTTTTCAAATGTATCAGACATATCAATAATCAGTCCAGGTTTCATTAAATCCAAAATTATCATCTGATTCAACAAATGCATCATCTAATGTATTTACAACAGAGAACGTTTGTGTACCAACACCAGCAGAAGTTATATCTAAAGCATAACCACGACTAGCATTATACTTTGTCCCAGCAACTCTAAAGTTATCATTGTCAATTTTAATAATATAATATTCATCTCCATCTACTAATCCGGCAGCTGCAGATCCACCAGTACCAACTTGCAATGTAACAAAATCATTAGTTACATATCCATGATTTACTACTGTAAATGTATTGTTATTGAGATTAATTGACGTAACTGCAGTTCCATCATTGTTATAATCTTCGAGGGCTTTTGGTGTTGCGCTATATCTTACATATCTAGAACCAGCATTAATTGCAGTACCAATATCAACATTTACAGTTCTAATTATATCTGTAGTAGCAACAGGACCGTATAGGTAAGTTTTTGCTACAAAATTAAGAGTATGAATCAATACCCTTCTTTTTGTAAAATTACCTTCATAATCATCTTGCATACTAACATTATTTAAAATAATTGGAATGTCTTTCACCTCATTTGTAATTTCTATTAATTTCACAGAAATATTAAATACTGGTTGAAAATATGGAAGAATTTGTTCTAGAATTTGAACAGAATCATCATTATTTTTACTCAGAATATTAAGTTCAAAATCAATGTTGTATGGTACTGGTGAATATTGTTTATATACAGCTTTTGTATCTGTTGATTTTGGAGTTGTGCAAATTTGCACCGGACTTAATTTTCGTGTAGGATCATATGAAATACCTTTCATTTCAAATGAAATCCTTGGTAGTTGAATTTGAGTTTCTGCTCGCCCATCTAGTTGTGGTTCAGCATCTATTCTCGCTAAAAATTTCTCTCTTGGTCCATACGATAAAGGAACCTTTATAGTTTGAACAATATTTCCAGTTTGATCTGTTCTTCTTAACTCAATATTATTGAAGAGAGTACCAAACCCTACAATAGTTTTACGAATAATTTCGTGGTAAAAGTGTGTACCTAACATTAAAAGACTCCCATGTCACCATATTCTCCGAATGGATTTCCTTGAGACCAATCGACAATTTTATCGCCTTCGGTTTCAAAGAAATAATTTTCAGATTCAGGATCGTTTTCATTTACGATTGAACTAAACGTATTTATAGACCACGAAGCTCCACTACTTTGACCGACTATAGAACCAGTACTTGGAAATTTTCCAACAATATCAATAAGTTCTAGTTCTTTATTCGTGGCATCAAATCTAGTAACTGTAGCAGTTGCTTCTCCAGGAGATGTTTCAATTGTAACTGTCGGATCTGAGGTATAACCAGAACCAGGTGATGTAATAGTAATTCCAGAAACTTGTCCTGTAGAATTTATAGTAGATGTTGCAGTTGCACCAGTCCCACCACCACCACTAATAGTAACCGTTGGTGCAGAAGTATAGTCATCACCGTTATCATATAAAATTATTGATGAAACAGCATCTAAAGTTCTAGATAAAGTAGCTTTTGCAGTTTTTGCTGTAGATTTTACTAATTCTTGGAACGTAAAATTTCCGGTTCCACTGGATAGATGTATAACTTGTGAATATCCAACATTTCTTGTAATCTTATCAATTTCATCAACACCAGTCTCAAGTCTTTCACCTGAGTATTCCATTAATTCTGCTATTAAATTGTATGTTTGAATAGCATCTAACTGTCTAAAAGGTTTTTCATGTTCTACAAATTTAATTTGAAATAATTGTTGAGTTAAAGGTAAGTATATTACGTCTCCCTCATTTGGTCTGAAATTAGACACTAAGTTATTGGATGAAGAAATGAGATCTTCCCAACGTCTTTTAGCAATGATGAATGTTGCTTCATCAGCAATTCTCACACCAAACTTAGATAGGAGTGAACCATCTCCCTCAAATCCTTCATAATTAGAAATATACATTTCAATTATATAATTTTCATCAAATTTAGAAAGAACGTCCTCAGTAAAGAGATTATCTTCTTTAACTATCTCTCTTGGTAGATAATAAACATCATGACCATAAATCTGTAAAGACTCAATTATTAAGTCTTCTACTAGTCTTTGTTCGGAGGAAGTACCACCAGAAAAATAAACATTTTTAGCCATATCATCCTACAAAATCAAGAGGTGGTAATTCATATGTCGTAGACATCTTTTGATCTAATTTATCTAGTTCTGCGATTGCATCGTCATAAAGTTGTCTGCCATTAAATTCAACTCCACCAGGCATCTTAATTCCTGAGAATTTAATTAAATTTTGTCCCCATTGTTTTTTAATTAAAGATGTTAAATATTCTTTTACAAATCTTTCATTATAAAGTTTAGTAAAAGTTACAGGATCTAATGCTCTATAGCAATCAATTACAATATGCTCATTTACGTAAATTCTATTCCAGTCAATATCTAAATACAATCTATTCTGAACTTTATTATATCTAATAGGTTTTTGACCTTCCATCAAAAACTCTAATGTTTGAATATGTTGCATAGTCATCTCTAAACTTAAGATGTCATATGAATTAAAATTATAAAAATCATTCAAGAAAAATTGATATCTAAATCCAAACATATTTCCAACATATGTATTGGAAATTGGTAAGATACCTTGGATACCAATAATATGATCTGGTACAGTTAAATATCCTCTACCCTCATCAAAATTTAAAGTTCTTGAAGCAGGAGTGTCGCCGGCATTAGTATCAATTTTTTGAGTAGTTACATTTCTACCCTTACCACTATCAATATCGTCTTGGGTAATTTTATACTTTAAGTATACGCGCTCGACTCCATCATAAACCCGTTCATTAAAAAGTTGAATAGTATCATCGATAAGATCTTCTATTTGATCATCATCGACATTAATTTCAATAACTGGTTTACCTAATTTGCGGAGAGAATACTCCTTTAGTTCAGATCTACTGTTTGGTTTTGCCATTATTTTGTTTTACTGATGGTGTTTCATCAAAATTTTCACCGACACTGTTTTCATTTTGTTTCATTTTTTCTATTGTTGATGTTAAAGTCATGACACGAGATTCGAGAATCATATTTTGTTGATTCATTTGATTGATTTTATTGTTCATGATTTGCATCAAATTATTCACTTCATCAGGGTTCATAATTACCTCATTTTTAACTATTTATCAATAGGTACCACCGTCAATTGTGGATGTCCACAAAGGAATACCAGAAGAATTTACAGTTAGAATTTGAAAAGAAGTAGTAGCATCAGAGGTACCTGCTGCATCTGTTCTAGTTAGTCTCTTATATTGATCGAAAAATGGAATACCTTTATTAGTACCCATTTCAAGTTTTACAGTATCAAAGTATGCTTTACCAACGGTACCACCAAATACCTGTGAAGTATTGGTTGCGTCAGGAATATAAGTGAAGTAGTAATTTACTACATCTTCAGAAATCCCAGACTCGTCGTAACCGAAGAAACCTTGCTTGAGTCCACCATTGAAGTACTTGAATTCAATACCACGATCCTTATTATCATCAGCACCCTGAGTAAATGTTAGAGTTACTAATGCGGTATTTGTACTTGCCGCAATACCAGACGTTAGATTTGCACTTAGGGTAACTGTGGTATTGCCAGTATCAATAGACTGAATCGTTGCGCCACTAGGAACACCAGAATTTCCAGATACAACGTCACCAACGTTTAATCCATCAACATCATCAAGAACAATATCTGATTGACCACTATTTGCTGCAGTTGTAACAGTTTTTTCACTGATACTATCTCCTAAAGTAAAGACAGGATCATTGATGGTCATCTGGGTGGAATTAACGGTTGTGGTAGTACCAGCAACTTGCAGGTTACCACGAACAACAACGTTACCACCAGCATCACCACCTGCTGGGAAGGGGTCAATTGTTATAGTTTGAGCACTGGCATTATCACTATAGATTGTCGATCCAATAATTCTTAGATCCCCAAAGTCAACTTCAGTAGAAGAGTTACCAATGTTTAGTGCAGTTGCTGCACCGAATGCATTAACTGTAGTTGCATTTGTGTTAATAATATCAAACGTAGTTTGGTTGGTTGTAATATCACCACCATCAACATTAACGTCTCCATCAACATCTAAGTTATTGTTTACACTGGTAGTACCGGTAGCAGCACCTATCTCTACGGTAGTTGATGCACCACCAATATTTAACGTTGTAGCAGTTGTATTTACAAGATTAAATGTTGTCGTGGAAACTGTAAGGTCACCACCATCAATATTTACATCACCATCAACATCTAAATTATTATTAACGTTAGTAGTTCCAGTAGCAGCACCAATTTGAATGTCAGTGCCAGAACCAGCAAAGTTTACAGTCGTTGGAGTCGCAAGAAGATTAAACGAAGCAGTAGTACCATCTAAGTCACCACCATCAATAGAAACATCTCCATCAACATCTAAGTTGTTATTAATGTTAGTAGTTCCAGTTGATGCACCAATTTCTATAGTAGTTGCAGCACCAAATGCATTTATGGCAGTTGCTGTACTATTAAGAAGATTGAATGATGTTTGGTTGGTTGTAACAACTCCGCCATCAACATTAAGATTACCATCAATATCTACGTTATTATTGATACTGGTAGTTCCAGTAGCAGCACCAATTTCTATAGTAGTTGCATCACCACCAATGTTAAGAGTTGTAGCGGTTGCATTTGCGAGATTGAATGTAGTTGTGGAAACTGTGAGGTCTCCTCCATCAATATTTACATCACCATCAACATCTAGATTGTTATTAACGTTAGTGGTCCCAGTAGCAGCACCAATTTCTATAGTAGTTGCAGCACCAAATGCATTAACTGTAGTTGCTGTACTATTAAGAAGATTGAATGATGTTTGGTTGGTTGTAATATCACCACCATCAATATTGAGGTCGTTGTCAATATCTACATTACCAGTACCAAATGTAATTAACTCAGAACCATTAGTTGTATCAACTGCAATGTACTCATTTGTACCTTCTTTAATTGCAAACGCACTTGATACATCATCCTCAACTGCAATATTAACCGTCGCAAGATTATTACCAAGAGTTAGAAGTTCTGCATCATCAGTAGTATCAATATCAACATACTTATTAGAACCTTCTTTTATTGTAAATGAATCAGCTGTATTGTCTTGAATATTGAAGTCAACTTCATTTTCAACTGAAATATTTCCGGTTAAGTAAACGTTACCACCTAGGTCAACGTTAAACTTATCAGCACCACCAACAGAGAGATTAAGTAGTCTAGATGTTGATGCGGAAGCAGTATTGGTAACATCTAAATCAATACCATAAAATGTTGCGCCAGCATTGTTCCATGTAGATGAAACATTAACTAGGGTATCTGCTGCACTAAGAGTTGGAGATGAAATATCAACAGCACCAGAGAATGAATCAATTATAAATCTATCAGTTGATCCATCAGTAATTTTAAATAAATTATCTCCAATCGTAGTAGATCCACTGATAACTACATCACCAGTACCATTAGTATCAACATTTAAGTTACCATTTGAATTTGTTGTAGTAATAGTATTTCCATTTAAAGTAATATTATCTACATTCCATTCATCAACTTTTTTAGCAGAGTCAACAATTACCGCAGAGTTTGTAGCAAGTGTTCCATGACCATGATCCAAGAGATCGGTAAAATATTTACCTCCAATGATATCTATATTAGCAGCTACGCCATTAGTTTCGGTACCCTTACCAACAAATAATTTTCCAAATGAACTTATGGATGCACCCTGTGCGTCGGTATATGTACTAGAACCTTCGCCATAAGCTAATTCACCTTGACCTAGTGCGCCAGGTGTAGCTGTTGGGTTGGTGCTAGACCTTTTAATCTTTAAGATTGTTGCCATTTTTTATTGCCTATGAGGATTGATTAGAAGTTGCCGCAATTAATTTGAAGGCCCGATTTCTCAAGAACATTTTCAGCAATCCAAGTGCCGTTTGTTGCGTCATACTGTAATACCGCACCATCGGTAGCATTATTTAAATTTACATCAGTTAAATTTGACAGTGTTGAGGTAGAACCAGCACTCACTGTAATAACTTGAGGTATGTTAGCTACAGTAACTTTTCCAGGGTTTGCTTGAGATCCTTTTGATATAGTAACTTTGGCATTCATTTATGTTACTCCCGGATTTATAGTCACCAAACCTTCTATGACTCTAGTTTTAGTACCAGCTGCTGATGTAAGTACCACATCATATAAGTATCTTCCTTGTTCTATGGATGTAGTAGTGTTGGATGTTAAAGATAACGTAACACTACCAGTCACATCCACCGAGGTAACAAATGGGTGAGAGGAAGAACTATAATATGATTTTTTAATTTTTGCTTGACATGAGTAGCCATTCAAATCCCAAGGAGAATTGAAATCGTCAAAGATTCCAATACTAACAGAGAAATCTGCTCCTTGATCAATATAGAGGTTGTGTACTGCCGCCATAGGAGTTTACCACTTATTTTTATTTATATTAACTGGTGATTTCCCTAGTATTTATAATACTAACTAGAAATTAAATTTTTTAACAAATTTTTTATTTCACCAATTTCATCTTTTAATGAAGAGAGATCTGATTCAATGTTATTAATTTTATTTTTTTCCATCTCTCTTTTTTTACTAATAGAAATATATGTATTGTATTCGTCAATATTTTTATTGACGATTGCTTTACTTGATAAATCTCTAATTAGGTCTGGGTGACCTTCAACTTTAATTTCTTTCATATTACAATGCAAGAGCAAGGGCCCTAAAGTTTCTAATAAATGGTACATCACTTTGATCATTACCAATCATAACAAGTTTTATACTAAATTCCTGGAACTCTCTCAAAGATTTTATTTCATAATCAAAAGCTTTAAAATCTTTTCTGTTTTTGGATACTGGATATGATAATGAAGGTATTTCAATATAGTTCATATCATCAAATTCTCCAGGAGTAGAATCCCCTTTAATTTTAACAAAAATTTTAATATCATTATGTTCTGTCCTAATACCATCAAAAAGAACTTTTGCAGAGCTTGCAGAAGTTTCTAAAACAACTTTTTTAGTAATATAAGAAGAATGTTTTCCACCGAATGGGGTAAGTTCAGAATTTATATCAAGATCACCATCTGCATCAACTTCTTTATTAATTCTATTTGTAATAGTAATAATAGAAGAACCTGCAATATCTAACACTGGACTTACCCTATCGGAAGTAGTTGACATATTTACATATGTAGTTAATGTTCCTGATGAACTTTCTTGGTAGGTACTCCTATTTGGCTCAGATAGAATTAATTTTGGTTCATCTAATAAATTTTCTACTTTATTATTAATACTTTGTAAAGGTCTAAGATCAAATGATTTTTGCGAAGAGTTTCCAATACTTGTTCCACTAATTGATGTTATTGAAAGATCAGTTGTGGTTGCCGTTGGTGACATTATATTGAAATTAGGTGTTATTGTTTCATATTGAATATTTCTTGTAGCGGTTACAGAACTACCGCCAGATTGTTTTGTTTTGTTTGCCCTATTTGATACAATAATTTGATATTCGTCCAAACTAATAACATTACTAATTGTATGAGTAGTATTTAATTGAGAAGATACTATACCATTTACTTGATATGGTTGTACAGAAGTTCCGGCCGAATGAGTTACAGCTTGCGTACCTAGTTTACCTCTCAAACATCCGGTCAATTGTGAGGCAGCAATTCCAGTATATGTAATAATTTCATCACCAATTTTAGCAAATCCAGGATTTGTAGTAGAAATAGGTTGGTTATTTATAGTGTCCCAACCATCATTAGATGCATCATATCCCACAGTCCCAAGAACATCTACAATTGGAATTGTTGTATTGTTTCCCGAAATTGCTGAACCTAGTGAAGCGTTTGGTAAGTCTGAATTGACTCCAGAAATTTTTACTTTATTCTCATCACCATGCATACCATGGTTTGGTTGGAACACTGTAACAATAGATGAGTCATCAATAAATTTTAATGGATTTTTATTTAATTTTTGATCTATAACTGGTGTATTTGGTAATGCAGCAGTGTATGTAGTATTTGTATTAAATTGTGCTCTATTCATTATAAATTTAACATCTTCATATTGATCAGGTGTCCAAATACTTTGGTTAGATGATTTATATAACACACCAACATAAGGTTGTTTATCAATAAACAGACCAGTAGTAACATCAGTTTCACCTAATCTAGATACCCACATATTATAGTTTTTATTGGTTGTTCTTGTAATAAATGAATATGAATTATTACTTGATAAGAAAAGTGGATTGTCAAAAACAAATGTAGTGCTTTCGGAAGCATCTGTAGACGTTTTTACATCTTTCGATTGAATAGTGACAATAGAACCTGGCAATATAAAACTAGTTGGAGTACCATTTTCCATAGTTCTAATGTCGATTGTAACTGGTTGTGTATCGTCTTTTGTCAAGAAGAAAAGATCAATAGAAGTAATAAACACACCTTCTTCACCAATAAAGAAAGATTGTGCGATAGGGTCGTGTCCAGCTGGTGGTGGTGGTGGATCTGGAATAAATCTCCTTCTTTCTCTTGTGATAGCAGTAGCAGTTAGTTCAGGAGCTTCGAGAGTTGTGATATTTGCAGTTACATTAAGTTCTGTACCTTGCGAATAATACTGACCTATTGCATATGAACCAGTAATACCCTTAACTTGTAAATTTCCTGGAATATCTGATACTGAGAAAGTTAAATCTCCAGTCTCAAACGTAGTTGGTGGAATTAAAACGAATGCATTTAAATTACCAAATCTATCGGAATACAAAGGTTGTTGTCTTTCAGATCTAGCAAAAGCACCTGAATTTCTTCCAATAATCATAAAGGTGGTACCTAAAATTGTTGGATTGATGTCAGAATTATCTTGAGATCTTATATCATCTATAGCAAGAATAGATGATTGGGTTTGATATCCATCAGAATTAAAATCACTAGAGTTAATATCAGAACTATCTCTAAACAAATTAGGATCAACAACAGTTGCTGATAAATTATTAACCACCGCAGATCTAATAATATCATCATTATAAACTGGAATTAAATCAACTTTTTCATCGAGTATAAATTGTCCAGATTGATCAGTAAGATTTGATAATACATTAGGATAAATTATATCAGCTGATTCAGTATCATCAATATAAAAGTAAAATCTTGTGTTTGGTTTTAATAATGTTGCATTAATACTAATAATTCTAGATCTAGAGTATTTGATATCAGTTACATCTTGAATTGTATCACCAGATTCAATATCAAAATTTAAACTACCCACATCGTATTGAGTACCTGGCATGATATCTGTAATAGTAGTACCTCCACCGCCTCTGACAGCGCCGCCTCCCCCCAGGTTCCAGTCACCCCAAATTTGACCACCTGGCACAGCTAAATCAAATAGGGCGGTATATGAGTCAACTAAATTAATACTTTGTCCCTCTACAATTTCTCTTTGTGTATCATACCAAATATCTTTTTTGGGGAAAAGATCCATATTACCAACCCAAGAAAAGACTTCATATGGGAAAAGATTTTCAACTCTACTAGAATAAACTTGCGAAATTAATGGAGTTTCTTCAAATGGAATAGTTACATAAGTTCTATTTAATTTTGCAGAACTGTTTGAATCGTCAAAATAAAATCCAGTATTATTTACAGCAGGATATGGTCTTACAATATTTTTTGTTAAGTCAAGGGATGCAGAAAAGTCTGGATTTGATATATCAGCAACATCTGTTGAATTGAAACCATCTACAACAAAACCATTTTTAAATCTATTTCTACCTTCTTCATCAAGAATATTTAAATTATTTGTATTGACTTCAAGTAAGGTCAATGAAGTATATTTTTCTACATTAGAAAGTCTATCTTCCAACTTTCCAATATCTCTCATTGTATAATTTCTTGTTTTTTCTAAAGTAATTTTAGCATCCCCAACATTTTTTAAATATGGTGGGAGATTAATTGTAGCAAGTAATAGTCCTGCTGAATCATCTTCAGATAATGCTGGTTCAATAGAATCTCCACCTTGCACAACTCTTAATTCACCAGTTATATAACCATACTTTTGATTACTTGGCGTTAGATATACTTTATCAACTCGACCAGTATAAAAATTATAATCTAAACCAAATACAGATCCTGGAGTAGGAACTTTTTGGTTGGATGGGGTGGGTGATGTGTAAATATTAAAAGCAGAAACAGTTTCTGTAAATGGACTATCAATAGAACCAGAAGTAGCACCCACACTAGATGATTCTGTATAGTATCTAAAATCAATTATATCAGCCATTGATGCATACTTATATGACAAAGGAATATCTGAATATTCTAAATCGCCATATGACTCTACCGAATAAAAATCATTTTCTAAATTTTCGTGTTTGAAGTAATCAAATACAACAACAATTTTTTGAGCAGGTTCAGCTGCAGATGATTTTCTAACTAATTTTGAAATTCTATAAAAATCATTAGTATCATTTCTAACAAATTTAAAATCATCTGTTATATCTTCATATTTACCATAATTAGATTGTTTAATAAAAATACCATCAATTTTATTTGTTGCGATAACATTAATTGAAATTGCTAAATTTTGTCCAGTTTGAAATCTTGAAGTTGAAAGATATTTAATATAAACTTTATTTGCACTAACTTTAGATATAACTCTTGCCCTAACCGTACCAAGTGTTAAGATATCTCCCTCACTAATTTGAGAAGAGTCATTTAATATAACAGAATCAAATAATTTCTCCTTATCGTCACTAGCATTTAAAGCTTGATGTATAGCATGTACTTTAATTACATCTGCGTATTTTAAAGAAATTTCTTTATCTGTAAATCTAGTGCCATAATTATCATTAGCATTAGATTTAGATAATTTTACTGATAAAAATTTATAAGATTGTTTTGTTTTCTTTCTTACCGTGGGATTTGGAAATCTTACACTGTAATATGCAGTTACTGACGCACCGGCAGATAATCCTGTATTTGAAATTATAGCTGAATTGCTGGATGTTAAAGAAGCATCAAAAGATACTGATGTTGATGCCGTAGCAACAGTAATACTACTTGTGTCAATTACTGTATTTGTTGCGGTTTGAATCTCAAATTGTCCTCCAGCACCTACAGTTTTTGTTTCAACAATCAAACTATTATTTACATATGGAAAATTCTCGCCAACAGATTTAACTGGGTTTAATGAAATTTTACTAGTAAATCCGGTTTCTGATGAATACAATTTACAAATTTGTTTACGTACACTATAATAAGTGCCATTTATAACTGACCCTGATAGAGTAATTTCAGTTCCATCGGAAGTAATACTATCAACTTCTTTAGCAGTTTGACCACCAATTTGTATTTTAGATTTTTCAGATAATTCAAATTTGAATGCAGTATTGATACCAGTTAATTTATTACCTGATGTAACTATAAAGGAAGAACCAGTTATTGGCAGAGAATCTAACTCAACTGTACATGAAAATCCACCAGATCCAGTCTTTTCAAATTTTCTCACATTTTCAACTAAATATTTTTTAACGCCAGTGATATCAACACCAGCAGCTAAACCTGCATTACTAGAAGAAATAGACTCTCCAGATATAAAATTACCAGTAATCTGTATTAATCGTACTAATTTTGTGTTAGTAACTATTGAATCAACAAATCCAGTAGCTCCAGATGTATTACCAGTAATAAAATCACCTTGATCTATACCACCAACTGCACTAAGAGTTAAATCCTCAAATAATGAAAGACTGTTAATGTATAATCTTTCAGAATTTACTAATCCTACAGCTTTTGCAGCACCAATTGAAGTACCATCAGCGTCTTCTAGTATTAGAGTATCACCTAATTTCACAGTACCTGAAATTTCAGGTAAATTACTAGAATTTTTTGCTATCTTAACATAAGAACCAATCTGTAATACAGTACCTTGATTATTAATTGATTGAGTTTTTCTTGGTTTTCGGACTAAAGTATATTGTTTTCTTTCATTTAAAACTTCAAACCCTTCAACATATGCTTTACCTTCTGATAATTCAATAGCATAGTAATCTTTTCCTAAAATATATTGTGTAATACCATCTGTATATTCATTAGCACCAACATTGGATATAGAAGCACCTTGAGGAATTTCATCTACAACTGTTCTTCCATCATAAGAAATTTCATTGGGAAAATATAAACCACCATTTACACCATCATTTAATGCTTCTCTAATTTTGATATTATATGGTTGTGTTGTAAAACTACCATGATTACTATATGTTCTTCTAGCTAAATTCTTTTCTAGTTGAGAATATGCAGATTGATATGCATCAGCCTGTTGAGTTATTACACCATCTTCAAATCTCATCAACTCGATAAAATTAGAATTTTCAGTTATTAATAAATTTTGTTTTACTAATTCTAGGTTAAATTTTAATCTATCGGCACCAGGAGAAGCAAAATTTGTAGAACCCAGTGAATTATCATATAATGTAGTATCTTCCTCAGAACTGACAACATTTTCTGTAATTTGAAGTCCTACTTTATATGTTGGTTTTGTATTATATTGTTCTAGTATAATTTTTTGTGGTAAAACCTCTACAAAAAATCCTCTAATAAAATAAACACCAGAATTAATATTTACAGTAGAACCAATATATGATGTTGAATTTTGTACAGTTGTAACAGCTACAGGTGCTCCTTGATCATCTAAAAGAATTTCATTATTTTTAAATTCTTTTAGTTGTTCATTATTCTCTTCAATACCACCATAATTATACGCAACATATAATGTTGTTGTATCTTTTTCAGACATTAATGCTGATAAAGTACCTGTAACTTCTGCTTTAACTCCAGAAAAAGCCCCTGTTAAAATTTTTCCTTTTAACGTTTCCAAATATGATTCAACAGTAATTCCATTAATTAGTGGTTGAATTAATACTGCTCTAGCAGACATATCATAGTTTACATTACCAGGTATGACGAGAGAACCATCTTTAAAAATGTGCTGACCAAATTTTTCTACTTGATTTTGTAGTATGGATTGTAGAGTGTTAAGTTCTCTAGTTTGTACAGAATATCCTGGTTTAAATAATACCCTTTGATAATTTTTTGAACTATCAAAATCATCAAAGTATGGAGATATTCTAAGATTTGTTTCCTGCATTTATAGGACCTTCAGGGGGATTGCTTTTTTTATTATTTATTTTAGAATTCTACAACCAATTTGATATCTTCAACTTGGTCATTTGATCTATTTACTGCTTTTCTGTTTTCAACATAAATTACGTTACCACTATTCTTTTTAACCTCTGGAGTAGCATATCCACTAGTAAATGTAACACCAAAATATGATCCTGTTCCACTAGGAGTACCTGTAACGGTTCCCTGTGTGGTTACGGAAGAAATTGCATTAGCGCCACTAAATGGTACTAACTTATACTTATTTTCACCTGTTTGATTATCCTCATCAATAAATTCGTTTTGATAATACTTTAATACTTTAGTAACAGAATCCCAATGAATTACTCTACCAGCAGCACCAGTTGCAGTTTGGGTTATAATTTTACCTGGTTCAAAATCACCAGTAGGAGAACCAGATCCACTAGTTGGGAATTTTAATGATAAACAAGCAGTTGCTGTATCTGCAACTAAATCTTGATTACTTGGTGTTTGTGGATCTGCAACCAATCCATATCTTCTGAACTGGGAATCAACTGGAATATCACCATCGCCATCTAGGAATTCTAGAGATTTATTAATCATTACTCTATATCCACCCAACTCCAAAGCAGGATTTGAACCATGACCACCTGGAGGTGAAATTACTACTTCGACTGATCCATTTAATGTAGAAGAAGAACCAGTTCTACTAACTGCATTTGAAACACTAGTATAAGCTTCTCCAAGAAGAACTGTTCCTCTGGTATAACCAGCACCAACTACTTCTAATGCAACGTTATCAATTTTACTAGCGTTTGAACCAGATGCTGGAACTACAACTCTTGCAATTGCATCAGTAGTACCATCACCAATAATGGGACAATAATAAGTATTCGCACTTAAACTACTACCTCTATTAGTAATTACTAATTGTTCAATTGATCCTTCAACTGCAGCAGAAATAACTGAACTATCAGATTTTACTGGTATAAAATCACTGGAAACAAATCTAATATAATCTGAAATATTAATCGTATACATATACTTCCATCTATATCCATCACTAGAGCTTTCAATAATACTGGTAGAAGTACCTGTTGGTTCTGTAGTAGATTCTCTAGCATCTGGGAAAGATGGACTAATACCATTGTAAATGCACTTATATACTTGATAATTACTGTTTATAACATAAAATTGAGAATCGTATAAACTAGATTGTCCGTTTAAAGATAAATTATCTGGTGTGTAATTATTTTTGTACATATCATACTTAACACCTCCCTTCCAAGTATTTCTTCTAATTACTTGTGAAAGATCTGTTCTATTAACTCTCTTCATAGAAATCATATCATCATAAATTTCATTCATATCATTGAATGAATCAAATGGTGCTGGTGGTTCAAATTCGCTTATTCCACTAACTCCATTATATCTTTCTAAGGTCCAAGCTTGTGATCTCCCCGTAAAGAGATAAACTTTGCTTCTATATTTTAATGCGGCTGCTGCGCTGTCATCAACTGGAATATCTGAAGCGCCATAGGGTTCTTCCAGAGATTCCATAAATTGTTCCGCTGCAAAAACCCTAAAATTATCAGTGACTAGTGAAGGCATTACTTTTCCGGTTTCTCTTTTATACTTTTATTTATCAGAGATAATTGTCGAAATATACAAGATCAGATGTTGAATGTGATTTTGCAGTTCCTACAGCACCTCTGGTGCAACCATCCAAAGTGTATGTTGGATATCCCAAGAAAGAAATATTTAAAATACCATAGTGGTCATAGTTTGCTCCACTATTACTATCTTGAATTAATCTGAAATACACATGTTCACCTTGAACAGCTGATGGTAGAGGGAAATCATAATTATCTAAAACACCAGAACCAGATCCATTCGGAACTGCATCAATTACAATACCAAGATCTACCCAAGAAGTATTATCTGGAGCAGCACCAGAAGCTGTAGATTGATATTGTATCCTGAGATCTTCATCACCAACAATGTCAGGTGTTTCTCCACCATTAGAAGAATTGCCCCTAACGGCATTAACACGAACAGTATTAACTCCACTAGAATTAATTGGATTAAAAGTAACAAATCTAGTTCCACTATTATCACCAAATCTTAAGTGAGTACCAATATCAAAACCTCCTGTTTCCCCAGTTCCGGTTCCAGTATTAACAATTGCTGTTCCATTACCAAACTCATAAATTCCATCAGAATTTTGTGTGTTAAAACCAACTGTAGATATTGAATTTTCGGTCACATATGTATATTCTACACCTTCAGAGTTAACTACCCCAGAAACTTCTTTATAGAAGAACACTTTATTAGTATCATAACCAACACCGGGGTTTTGAATAATAATGCCAGTAATTGTACCTCCACTGTTTAATGTACCTTCAAGAACACAACCAGTACCTCCACCACCAGTAATTTCTACGGTAAAGTCACGATCATCATATCCACTACCACCATCCAGAATATCAATCTTTCTTATTTCTCCACCAGATACATAAACTTTAAACTGTGATCCAGATCCACTAGAAGAAGTGACAGTAACTGATGGCGGATTTGATATCAAACCAGTACCATTACCAACAATAAATGTTTCTACAGAATTGTTAATATTTTGGAGTAATTTTGTAGCTTTTCTAACTTCAGACTTATGTAGTGGTTGTTTTTTATATGTTGTCGCATAAACTGTTGCAACTGCATTCTGATCATTATAAACATTCCTACCAGGATATTGAAGTTCTATTGACGATGCATCAACAACGTTATCTCCAATAAGAGTTTTAACACGAGCAACAGCTTTTGCACTAGAACCAGTTCCTTTTGTGCGAATTACAACAGGATTCTCATAATATTCACCACCATTTGTCATTGTAAATCCAGTAACTATTCCATCAGAATAATTTGTAGTGGCAACAAATCCTGAAGGAGTATCATCTGTATATGATGCTGTTTCTAATATAGTTGGTGAAATTATGTTTGTAACAGTTCTTGACAATTTTTCACCAGAGATATAAAGTTCATCTCCGACAGATACTTGATTAAGTCTACTGAAGACTTTTACATCAGAAGCAGTTCCACGGAAATCCAAGAATGATAGTCTTGATCCTGAAACACTATTCACGAAAACTATATTATTATTATCAATATAAAAATCATATAATGGACTTAAAACCTCTCCATCTTTAATAACAATTATTTGATTTTCAAGTTCTCTGGGTCTCTCTATATGAGCATTTGGATAATACTCATTACTTGACTTAGTTAGTGGGAATACAGTTCCAGAACCACTTGCAATGGTGTCTAACTTATCAAAGGATCCAACAGATCTTATAGAAATAACATCACTAGAAACCGGAGCACTAGTAAATTGAATTTGACTTTCATTATCTCCAGTTAGTGTATATTGATAACCTGGTTCTAGTAAACCACCATTCTTTGTAACTAGCAAACTTGTAGGATCTGGTGTGGAGTCGTCAGAAACTGTACCTGGTGGCATAAAGTTTTCTTCTCCATCAAACATGTTAAACATGGTCCTCGAACCATCAAATGGAGTGTGTATTTCATCTAATAGATTGAATACCCCATTAAATTTAATTGCAAATAATGTACCAGATGTATGTGTAGTGCCTAATGTGATAGTATTATTATCATTCCAGGTAAACCCACCTGTTTCTGCAAATTTCCACACATTGTTTGAAAATATAACTAATCCTTCTTTATCATAATTTGACGAATATGTATCGACAAGATTATAAGTATTTCCAGATACATTTGTTAAACTCTTTAATTCATTACCATTCATTTTCACAAAGAAAATTGTATCTGATAATGTGGGAGGAGTGGTAAATTCAACTTGTCTGTTATTAGAAATTAAATTATATTCTGTACCAGGATCCAATATAATGCCATTTTTGGAAATAAGAACATCAGCATTTTCATCAACTTCATTAACATTCCAATTATTTTCGTTCTGATAAAGATTAAATATGGTTCTAGTGCCATTTGGACAATTTTCAAATGGATCTAATAGTAATAATGTTGGATACTTAGTAATGAAAACTTGAGTTGGATTTAAACCATCTGTATGGGTTAAAGTAATCGTATCATCATTTGTTACTATAAAATCTCCTCTACGTTTGAATCTTGGAACACCATCAGCAAAAACAAGAATATCATCTTCCGAAGCAAATATAGAACTTAGTGTATTAGATAATTGATAAGTTTTTGTATTAGATGTAGAACCAGTTTGAGTAAATGATAATTCATCTCTACTATGAACATATAATAGGTATACATTTTCTAATTCTGTCACATTAGTTGTAAATTCAATATAACCATGTCCGATAATATAGTCTTCAGTTGGATTTTGAACAACACCATTTCGTATTACCATAATATCTGCTGGATCAAATCCAACAGATGGATTATATGGTTCATACTTATCCGTAGGATCACTTAAACTTACAAATCCTAACTTATACCTGTTTGGTTTAATTGTAGTACCATAAGATGTAGTTTGTGCAATCTTGTTATAATTATCATCAATATAATCAACTTCGTTTGTAGAACCACCAATAGTAATCATATCAATCTTATCACCAAGTTCAAGAGTTGCATTTAGTGTAAATGTTATGGTAGAACCAGATGTTGTGTAAGCAATACCATACTCCTGAACAACACCATCAATTGCAACTAAGATTCCAGAATCTGTATATGGAGTAGTAGCTAATCCACCAGAAGTTATGTTATATGTGAGAGTTGAAGTATTTGATACAGTAATTTCATCACACTGGTTAAACATAGTAGGAGCACTTCCATAATATGCATAGATTGAAACTTTATCAGTTGACAATGATACATCATCAGTAAAATTAAATGTGTATAATGAAGAAGCTGAAGTTACTGTATATGCACTATTTGGATTTTGTTTAACACCATTTACAAATATAATAAAGTTATTGGTTGTTAGACTTGAAAAACTAGCGGAAATTGTATTTGAATTAACTTGATTACAACTAGAACCAGTTTTGGTCAATACATCAGAATTTACGATATTAAAAATAAATATTTCTTCAGTAGTTTGTGGTGCGGTATCAAAAATAATACTAGTATTATTTGAATTATTTAAAATGGTATAAGTAGTGGTAAGTTCTTGATGAACTCCATTTCTAAAAACTAATATATGATTGGTGTTAGGTATAGGAAGTGCTTGATAATTTCTAGTGAGTGCAAATTTCGTTCTAATATCGTTTACATAATTTCCAAAATCAAGTCTCTGATTTTTTGTCAAATTATTATACGAGAACCATGCAAATATTTTTCCTTCTTCATCTGCAGTTGGTGGTTCAGAGAAATTAATTTGCCAAGTTCCAGTGTTACTATTTTGAGCAAGAACATAATCTACACCAGGTTTTTGCATCACACCATTTCTTAACATATACAAGTGCAAATTAGTAGTTGATGTATAATTAGATATCGCACCATCGATAGCAAATGGGAAAGAAGTTCTTACTCCATCAAAACAATACAAATCATCAAACAGTACATTATTAGTACTTACTGGTTGTAGTTGTCTATTAAAATAGATTAAATTTATATCATCTGAATTTATTGGGGATGTAACAAAAGTAATTTTATTATCATTCACAGATTGTGTCTGTGAATCTGGTCTCTCTAGTTTATTATTTTTAATTTTAAATATGTCACCAACATTTCGGACATACTTAGGCACACCACGATCAGAAAGGTTAAATGTTGTCCTTGATCCATTTTGTACAACATTTAACCTATCAATAATTGCACAATTTTCATTATTGGTATTTGAAGAATATCCACTCACAAAATCAAGTATTGTGCATTTTTTAGTGGAATCATAAGATTGAGAAAAATTGATTGTATTACCAGAAACAGAATATTGATCGTGATCTAAAATATCATTATCAATATAAACAAGTAAACTCTCTTCTCCATTACTTGGAATGTAATTTTCAGTATTAGTTTTTAATTTGAAAGATATCTTAGTCCCGTTAAATGATATAGCATCCATTACCTCAACATAACTATCAGAATGCCTAGGACTTGTATACGTAAACTTAGTATCAAAACCTTCAACTTTAGTAGAACTTACTGGAACAATAGTTCCATCAATTGTTTCTTTTCTTATTTCATAAAGTGATTCTGGTTTCTTTTTGGAATTAGACTCAATTTTTTCTAAAAATGTAGTTTTTTCGCATGGAAGTTGTTTTATTATTTTATTTTGATTAATAGTTGATCCATCAATTATTTGACAATTAATTGTACCATTATAGTACCACCCAAATAATTCATTAGATGGAATAGATTCTGAAAAAGTAACTATATTACCAGAAACCGAATAGTCAGTTAATAAATGTGTTTGAGAAATGCCTACACGGAATATAAGTAATTTGCAATTACTTGATGGTGTTTGATTAATTTCATATGTAGTTTCAGCAGTTCCAGTATCAGTAAATGTCAATGTACTTAGATTAGTATGTCTTACAGCTATTACATTAGAATCATTACTAACTGATTGACTTGTTACTACAGCATTAGCGAAAACAGTTAAATTTGCGGGATTTTGAATTACACCACCAATAGAAATAATAAATTCATCTAAAATAGAAGTTGTTATTGGATATGAAGCATTTTCTAAATTAAATGAGAATGAAGTTTGATTTGTACTTAAAACTTGATTATCTAATCTAACAAATGGAATATCCAAATTATATAAAGTAATCTCGTCAGAGTTATCAACAATATAGTGAGGAATATATGCAATGGGATTTTCTGAAACTTCATAACTTTCACCTGGTTCTTGAAAAATACCATTCCAGAAATTAAATGATTTATTTGTAGCATCAGATATACCAAATGCAAACTCTTTACTTACCTGTACTACTATTTCATCTAATAAGAATAATTTATTATTATAACTTTCAACAATTAAAGAAGATTCAGTAATGCTCTTAATTCTTCCAATTGCTTCTGATGTAGCACCTACAATATAACTACCAACAGTAAACCCAGAAACATCTTGTAAGAAAATTCTTTGTTTGCCACATGGAGATAATTTTAATGATAGGTCAAGACTCCTGGAAATTTTAGTAGCAAAAATTACACTACTCTTGAACACATCGAGTGGATTTTTAAAGAAAGATTTTCTTCTTTCAATAAGTTTTTTGCCAAATTGTTTAAATCCAGCTGGGTGAGTGTTTATGTCTTGTTCATATTTCCATTCTTTAGTATCTCTAGACGAAGTTAAACTGTAAGACCAATCTTGATAATAATTACTATCAGTTATTTTCTGTAAAGATTCACTAGTTCTTCCAGATATATCTGGGGAATCAATTTGCAAGTCTGAATAAGATCTTACTTTAGAAAATGCTTTTGATCTCCTAATACTTTCAATTTTTCCATATTTTTTACCATCTGCGTAAATAAAATCACCATTTTTAAATTGACCAGAATTTTCATTAAATTCTAAAGTTGATGATCTTGTATCAAATGCAACAACATCAATATTAATTTTTACTGGAAATAATAAAGAATTTATTTCTCCAGTTAAAATTTGATTGGGGAATAACTGTTTTCTTCTTATTTTTGGTTTTAATTCTGCACCACTACCATATGTTGAACTTACTGTTAAAATTGGTTCTTCAGTAAAATTCATACCGCCATCAATAATGTTTATTGATGTGATGGTGCCCAAATAAACAGTTGCCTCTAAAACTGTTGAGTTATTTAAACCATTTACTAAAATGGTAACTACATTATCATAATTTTCTCCACCATTAATAATTTCAATATCATAAATTTCAAAATTATTAATAACTTTAGCTGTAGATGAAATATTTAAATAATGATTTACGTTTTTGTTGGAGGTAATTGAAGATCCAACTGAACTATAAGATAATTTTTTAATCTTTCCTATTGTATTGGAGTTTGTTTGAACTATGGCTTTTCCATTTCCAGCTTCAGTATCAATTGTACCTTTTTTAAAGATTCCTGAAACGGTAGGTAATTTTTTATATCCATTACCAGAACTTGTTATAGAAATTTCTTCAATTGGTCCAATAGCACCATAAGATTTTGCAGTATATGAAATATTTACTGTTTCATATCCTGTTGATGATTCTAAAGTTTTAATAGTAAAAGTTTTTGGTGTTGTTGATATTATTTTTTGAATACCAAAATAATCTCTAGTTTTATTAATCTGATATATTCTTGTACCAATATGCAAATATAATCTATTTGGAATGTTTAATGCATTTATAAGGATAGTATTTGTGGGAGATTTTTCAAGAGTAAAAAATTCATTGGTTTTTTCAATATCATATGTCAGTAGAAAATCTGCTCCAGCTGGAATATTTAATTTATACGTGTATTTAAAATTAACATTAATTTCATAAAACTCAAAGTTTTTATATATGTCTAAATTTGAACTAGGGGCATCTAAAATTATATCATCTATTTCAATAATTCTAAACTCACTAACAAAAAAGCTTAGATAATTATCATATAAATTAATTTCAATTTCATCGGGTCCCTGAATGTAGTCAAAATAAACGAAATCATTTACTGATAAATTATGATTTACGTCTGTAGTAAATGTAGACGACAGCTCATCAGCTGATGCACTGATATTAGTTATTTTTTTACCACTAACTCTAGAAACTATAGCAGCAAATCCAGAACCACTAGTTAAATTATTATCAATAACTAATCTATCACCAACACGATAATTATCACCTTTAGATTCAATAATAACCGAATCCACACTGCCAGGAGAAATTGCAGTAGTTTTAGCAATAGTTTTATCTGTGTTGATATTTTCCTTGGGGTATTCATCATTGTGATCAAGACCAGGAAAAATTTCAATTCCGTCATTAATAATTGGATCAATATCTTTTTCAAATGATCTAGTAAATACAGATGGAATTTTATCATTCCTTCTACACCTATTATTCATATAATCATCATAAGTTGATGCAAAAGTATCTCCAACAAAATATGGAAATCCATTAAACCCTATATTATCATTTTCAGCTAAAGCTGAATCTACTAAAGCATTAGTAATAGGATCATATGATTCTGATGTTGTAAAATAACAATATCTTCCGGTCGGAAATTCTGGAGTTACAGTAAATCTTCCATTATGTTCATCTAAATCATTATCATTAGTACCTTCTACATATTCATAATCTTCAATAAATGTTCCAATTGGGTAATCACTTATTGAAGGTCCTCCTATTCTACTTAAAGTTACATATTTTGTGCCAGATGTTGTACTCAGTTCAATTGCACCAACAGTTCCAGACGAAACTTCGATATATTTTAATCTATACCTAGATTTGACCGTAGTAAATTGAGATTGATAATTAGCATCACCAGGATCTGTTATTACTGGTTTATTTCTCTCCGCTAAAACATATCCACTACAATAAGTAGGAACACTATCATAAGAAATACCAATAGGTATAGTATGCATAATAAAATATTGCAGTACCTCATCATCCGTCATATTTGATACTAGTTTACCCAAAGCTGTTTCAGCAGCATCTTTAACAGCACTAGAAGCTTTTTCTTTTAAATATTTAGCTGAAAGTTTTTTAGTATTTTGTAGTAAATAATATTGATTTTCATCTAAATCTCTAGGAAAATCATTTCTATAATCAATTAATCTAAAGTTTTTTTCATTAATTGATTTTGGTGGAATAGCATCGGAGTCATCGTAAACATAACCACCGTAAGAATCAATTCTATCGAGTTTTTTTAATTGTCTAACTAAATTAAATGTCCATTCATTTAGTTTAGACGAAACAATTGATTTCTTCAATTCGGATGATTTAATTTCTATATTTGGAGATATTGTATATTCACTACCACCATTGACAATAATAAATCCAGTTACTTCGCCGCCGGAAATAATAGTATTAATAACTGCATCTTTACCAGTTCCCGTGATAACTACTTTTGGTGGGAAATTATAACCACTACCTCCGTTAATTAACGATAATGAAGTTATAGATCCATTTGAGGTATAAGCAATTGCTTTTGCTCCATCTCCAAATTCAACTTTTACTAAAGGAGCAATTTCAAATATTTTTGAAATTTTCTTAAACCCATCGTTTATATTTGATGCTGAACGAATTTGTAGTTCATTATAATTATCTTTATGAAAATTATAATAAGAAACTAGAGGGCCTGAAAAATCAACAATTCTATCAGAATTTAAACTAAATGGAACATCTACTCCACCCAATTTACCACCACCAGAAATTCTAATTGTGGGTAGAGAAACATAACCTTCGCCAGAATCTCTAATGACAATACCATCAATAATTCCATTTTTATAACTTAAATCTAATTTTGCTTCTCTAAAATATGGTGGATTTAATTGTTCCGATATAAAATTAAACTTAGGATTGGATACAGCAGGAGTAGATGTACCACTGAGAGTAAGATAAGATAATGATAAAGGATTTGAATTTAAAAGAGATTCAGCTTTTGTTCTATGAAGAGTGAACGTATCGTCATCAATTACTCTAACAAAATATTCAGTATTATTTCTCAATACAGCAAAAAATTCTCCACCTGTGAGAATTTTTAAAGTTACCTTTAATGCAGTTTCAAGTCCATGATTATTCTTTGTTAAAACTTTAGTTGTAATATTTAATCCGGTATAACCATCAAATATTACTGAAATCTGCGGATTATTATTAACTACATCAATTTCTGGTTTTTTACTAAATCCTGATAAGTTAGATGTTGGTGACCAAGCAATCGCCAATTTATTAAAGTCTATAGATTTTAACGATGAAGAAATTTTTACTAATTTTTTTCCATTACCTACAACTAATGAATCGGTTAACCTAAACTTTGGAAGTCCACTTTCATTTAGTAAATATCCAAAACCATTACTATCTTCAGTATATAAAACTGGATAATCTCCACCATCACCTATATAAAAATTTTTAATCTGACCATATGATACTGTATTACCTTTATATGAATTTATCTGTACAGCATCAATATTTAACCCTACTAATTTTTTATTTTTTCTTCCAACACCAACTGCTTGGGTCTCAGATAGTAAACCACTCTTATTCCACCTAGTTAATAATCTTTGATTTGTAAATGCAACTTTTTTCTTATCATTGACACTTAATGTAGTGTTAAAATCAACTATGTCCTCCCACCACCTAGGAATGCCAGATCCAGAAACATAGATATACTCTTCAAAGTCATATTGACTAGAAAATCCAGTTAATGATTGATATGAATTTAATGATTTAATATTATCAATTTCTAATGTAGTATTGTTAGATGTTTCTATAATTGAATCTCTAGTTCTATTATTATTTGATGCTAATAATGCAGATAATCTGTCAGAAATTTCTGCCGTAGTAAAAGAATAAGCCTGTACATTAGGACTATCAAATCTCGCAAATGAATATGTGGATTCATTATGTAATGATCCTCCATCTTGTATTACAATATCACCAGGTAAACCTAATAATTGAAATTTTGGATTTACAATTGCACTATTATTATAATCAATGTAAAATGTATGATCTAATTTATTTTTTCCAGCATATTCCCAAAGAATTGGATTAGCATTAACAATAGTACCATCATATTCAGTTCCATTTATATGGGACGGAGCAGTTGTGCCGGAAGTACCACTATTTTTTGCTAAATATAAATTATCATTATAGAATACATAATCATTAGTATTAAAATTTGTATTAGATGTCCATGTTATATTTTCTTTTAGTCTAGCAACTGATAATACTTCATCTTTAACATTAAAATCAATGGTATTACCACCAGAGTAAGAACAATCAAATAATTGATGTGCGCTTCTATACTTATAAGATATTTCATTTCCATTAATTGATACGATACCATTAGTAACTGGAAATCTAGTTACTTCATCTACAGTCAAAACAAAGTTAGTTGTTGATGAATTAATTCCGGTAATCTGTTTTGTAATTACTGTAGATGGAGGTAAAAATATTTTATTAATATCAGTATTTGTAGTTATATCAAATTCATAAATGTTTTCTGATAAAGAAATACTATTATCTACTTCAACAACAACACCAGGAACACCAAAAATAGAATCTCTATTTTGTATTAAAGAAATTGTATCTGGCAATATATCATTTTGTAAAAAATAACCACTTATTAATTTACACTTAATGATTTTTCTATCAGTAAATGTTGAATTGGAAGTTTTAAATGTGTAGTCTTTAGGAAATTCAATTTGTAGTTCTTCACCATCAATTCTCAGACCATTTCTATTTGAGGATGTACTAATGTATGATTGTGAAATAAAAGCTCTTGCTTTTTCACCGTCATTAGAATAAATTTCTTCATTTGGTAGAAAATAACCAACAACATCATATAAAATTACTTCATCAGTATAAGAATCATAATATTCTACCCTACCAGACCCAGTTCCAGATAAATTTTGTACTATCTCATCTTCACCAAAACTAGTTGGTCTAACTCTAGCAGTTATAGCACCTCTATATGACTCACCTGAATCAATAACAGAAACTGCAGTTATAGATCCAGTAGAATCTATATCTGTCACTTCAACAATTGCTGTTTTATTTTTTCTAGTTTTTGTAGTAGGATCAATTGATCCTACACCACTACCAAATATTTCTACTATTGGTGCATTAACTAAATTGGCACCATCTTTTCTATTATCATATCCAACACCACCATCTATAATTCCTATACCGGATTGAACAATTTTTGGTGCAGAACTATTGATTTTTAATTTTGCACCACTACCTCTTTTTTTTAATTTAATATTAAATTTTCTATCATTAAATAAAATTCTGAATAAAATTTTATGACTATTTAAACTTCCCTTTGAAGAATAGAAAGACTTAATATTTTTAATAAATGCTGCTAAATCAAGAGATTCATCTAAAACTTCAGGAATTAACGGAGATAATTCAGATTTAATTCTATTTAAAAACTCATTTGCATAATCAAATGCAATATTTTTTACATCAACTAAATTTTTATGTTCAGCAGCGGTAGAATTTGTTAAAAATATATTTGATTTTGGTACACTATCTAAGACAAGAGCAGAAACACCTCTCTCACATTCCAAAAATTGTGTTTTTGTTTTACTTGTATAAAAAATTATTTCATCATCTATTTTTATGTAACCATTAGTTTCAGGAAAACCTGTTGTACTCTCTACAGTAATAGTTTTAACTGAATCCGATAAATTACTACTTTCTATTAATTTTGTATTTTTTACTAACCTAGAAGGTCTATAATATCCAATATTATAGTAATCAATTAAATTTGAAGCAATATCCAGTGGTTGATACTTTCCTTCTTGTGATTCGTAATAAGAAGAAATAAAATTTATAAATTTTTCATTAGTATCTCTAACAAAACTAGGAAACTGATTCTCAACTAGAATTGATACATTTGAAGTCTTTTCTTCTAAGTATTTCATGAGCAGGAATATGGATTTGTTTCTGGGGTAAAGTCTTCTATATCTGTATAATTATTTGGATCACTACCTTCATTATCACTATCAGGAGGTAATGGAGTTGGTATTAATGGAAGTGTTGGTTTAAGCCCACCTGGAGTAGGTGTTAATGTAACACCATCTGGTGTACCAGGATCACCACCAGGATCACCACCAGGATCACCATCGCCAGGATCAACTGGTAAGTCTTTCAAAGAAGGTAAAATAGGAATATCTGGATCTAAAGTTTTACCCAAATCACCAGGGTCTAATATAAGACCATCGTCAATAGTAATAATATCATCAATAACGTATTCTGGGACAACATCAGGACCAAATAAAATATCTAATATTTCGGGAATTACCATAATATTTATTGGTTCATCTTGACAGCATTTTAATGTAAAGTTCATTTTACCGGTATCTGGATCAACTTCCCCCACTTCCTTAACTACTTCTCCACTACTAGTAATCAAGTATATTTTATTATCACCGACGCAACCAGCATAAGAAGCCAAATATACGGGTTCTAGTATATTTTTATGACAAAACGGATCAGATAGCACATAATAATCACCGGAAGTATCTGTATTTAATTTTGTGAAAAAATCAACTTCATAAAGTTTTTCTGCATCTGGTACAAGATCAACTAGTTGACTAAGATAAATTGGTATTCCGACATATTTTATTGAATCATCTAAACTTTTAATTGTGCATCTTACCTCTAAATCAGAATACTCTCCTCCAAAATTATTAAAATCAATTTTATTAATATAATCTTCAATTGAACCATTTACTAGAGATATTAATTCAAATTCTCTATTTCTAGTTTTTGACTCATCAAATACAATAGTTGGTCTAGCAACAATTTTAATTCCTACAGGATCTGATATAATAACTTCTACAGATCCTACTTTATACTTATCTAATTCTCTTATAATTCTTTGTTTTTCACTATAACTTACAGTCTCACCAACTTTTGGTTTAATTGAAATAAAAATTTTACCATATTGTGGTGGTGATAAAGTTTCTCCACCCACAACTTTAACTAAATCTGCATTTGGATAAATTTGTTGAATAATTGATTCATAATCTGAAAGAGTAACAGCTCTTTCTTGAGATGCATAGTATCTTGGTGCTCTATATTTAATAGACTTTATACTTTCATACTCAGAACCACCATCAGATTTTTCAGTAACAAGACTAAAACTAATATTTGTATAGTTTAATGTTGTATTATTTTGTTCTGTTGAACCAACAAAAGTACCAGCTAACTTGAGTTGGTCTTTTATGCCATTTGCTTGACTACCAGATGTTACTAAGTATGTTAATTTTACTACTTCACCATCTCTCAACTTTCTTCCAATTACATCGTCACCAAAGACAACTTCATATTTTTGATCTTGTACTTCTTCTACAAAGAAAATTTCATCAGAATTTTTAACATTAACAATAGTTTCCTTTTTTATATATTCTTTTTCAACTGTATTTGTTGGATCTGAAATTACAGATGCTCTTATTGTCTCTGAATCGACATAATTATTTGGTATAAAAAATCTTTGGTGCTCATTAGTAGTATCTACAGTATAAAGTATAGAATATTCTGTACCTTCATACAAATCAACATTATAAAATGTAATACTACTTTTACCTCTTACGGTAAGTTGTAAGTCTTCCCTATTGCAAAAAGTATAATTTCTATTGTTAATTGATCCGGTTAATGCTTGACCAGATTTTATAGTAACCAAATCATATGATGAAACATTATCAATAGTTAAATTTATACGTATTCTTGAGGATGTATATGAATTTGATCTATATCCTAACCTTTTTGCAATAGAAACTACATTATCTCTAAGTACTGCAGTATCCAGATTTAACTCATTAGCCGCCATATTTACATTATACGATGTATATAACGTATTATATGCCAAAACATCGATAAGCATTGAAAGGTTAGACCCCTCAAAATCATAATCGGTAAACCCGTCTTGGAGTTTTATATAATTTTTTATAGAACTTTTTACCTGTTCAAATTCTAAAGCAGATACTACTGGTAATTCCATTAATTAACTTTCTCTAACTAGGACAAATGATAAATTCTGAGCTTCTCCGGGAAGTCCAGTTATTAAATATTCTATAAAAACTTTAAACCCATTTGAACTATAGTCTGCATCAATTTCTATGGTTTCTAAAGTAATTCTTGGTTCATAATTATTTAATACTGATTCAATTTCTTCAATTAAAGCATTTGCAGATACTTTAGTGTGTAGTTCAAATAAGTATGAAGTTGTATCAGTTCCTATTGTAGGATTAAAAGGTCTTTCATTAACTTTAGTCAGTATTAAATTTTTTACTGACTGTTTTATCGCTTCTTCATTTTTTAAAACTACAATATCTTTGGTGAGGGGATTTATAGAATCAAAGTCAAAGCTAATATCCTTAAACGATCTAGAAATTTTTCCTAGATGATCAGATACTAAAGATCTTTTATTTGCTATAGAACCAAGGTATTGAGACATTATTTTAAAAATTACCTACCTTTATAGTATATATGTCAGTTCTTGCTTATTTTTTACGAAAATCGTTTTCCCGCATAACTGATAATTTACTACTCTTCAAGTAAATATCTGATTTTGGATTTGTAATTAATACCGCAGTACCAAATTCCTTTTTCATTATCGATGGAACATAGTCTGGATTAGGTGAATTCGCCATAATTTATCTTTATTGAGTGAATAGTTATTTATTTTTAGATTCTGACTCAGTTTGCCAAAAATATTCATCAGTTTGGCCTAAACGACCCCATTTTGTACCGTTTTCGACTTGATAATACTTGGTTGATACTTTAAAATCAGGAACTTTTGGAGTCTCTGGCGTAATAGAAAGATCATAAATTCTCATTCTATTATTTGGATATAACGCAAACTGCCCATTTTCCAATAAAACACAATTATGCGACTTATGTTCATCAGGAACTTCGCTTACATTAGTGTCAATTGAGTCAATATCACAATGAAAATTGTCTAAAGTAAACAAATATTCACCATGCATTGAACCAAAGTTACGTGTTTGTAGTTCAAAGTCCATTGAGGCAATAAATTGCTTTTGAATTGCTACAATTCCATAATCCATACAATTCCAAAATTGTAGGTTAGGGAGGTCTAGATCGAGTTCAGGGGTCTCTGGGCGGTCCAAGAACGCACTAATTGGTAACTTATCATACATTGCCCCATATTCGGGAAGATAAGTCTCAAAATAAAAAGCACGTCCAGGTATTGACTTTGCTGATACCCATACCCCCTCAACAAATTCGCCAAATCCAGTCTGATGATCAGTAAGATATTCTTTTCTTACATATACTTTCTTTGCTGGTAAATTGACGACTAGACTCATTTACCCTGACCCCTATACGCTTTTTGTTTACCATTACGACTAGTTGCAGAAATTTTAGTATTTGTACTACGTCCCTGCCGCGTCATTTTAGGAGAAGCGGGAATATAACCGGTTTTGAACAAACCTGCACCTTTCATTTTAGCCATAGTTTTTAATTTAAATGAATTTTTATTATACAATACCTAACTATTTTAGTCAAGTATAAACATTAACAGATCCAGTAATTCTCATATGAAAACAACTATCTGGAGCTCCTACATTTGTAACAGGAACACCTTGTATCAACACGTTTGGTTTAAATGAAGTGGTAATTGCAAAATGAGTCGGTTTTGAATCATGTGGAGCAACAATATCGCCAGCTGTAGAACTAGGACGACCATTCGTAAAACATCTTACAGCTTTTACACCAATTACCGGAGCAAAATCTGAGTTAATATCTCCCAATCTAACTTGAGGTGCCGGCATTTAATTCTCCTTTAATCTATGAATCCAATGTTGAGATACACTAAATCCTTTTTCATAGCTACTTATAATAGAAATTTTTGGAACAGTTGTGCAACTAAACAATTTATCTACCTCTGGTGTTATTTCTGTATTAGATGCAAATACCTGAACTGTGCCAGTACCATTACCAGCACCATTACCAGGATTAGTTGATACAAAAACATCTCCAACTTTTGCATCTTTGGGACCACCAAGTTTCTCCCAATCTGTATCACCAACAAGATTAATTTTATATCTTACATTTTTTTGAATATCTAAAGCTGGAGTATCAATTGATTGAATACTTGTACTTTCAAATAGTTCTCTTGATAAATTATCAAATGATATATCTGTTTTTGAACCATAGTATATAATTTCTTCTCCAGAATATGCAAAATATGGATTATTATTTCCATTTTCATCGGTACTAATTTTTTTAGTATATTTTGGAATTATTAAATATCCGTTTGATAAAAATCCAGCAGTAGACTCAACTTGTATCTTACTTGAAGAAGAGGTAATATCCTCAGTTATTTTTGCCTTAACTGGATTATCTAGATATGGATTGCCAAGATTTTCAAGTGTTTCTCCAATTTGCTCAGTAAGTTCATTAAGTCTAAACCAGAATATTTTATAAAAATCCATCTGATAACTTACATTTGGTTCCCACAAAACTTTAGGATAGATAATTGCATCTGGTGCATTTATATCATTATCGCTATTTCTATCAACATAACCTAAATCTCGTAGTTCTGGTGGTAAAGATGAATTAGTTGCTTCATAGTATGCTCCACTACCAAAAGATTCTGCCCTTTCGCCAACATATAAGTTATCCTTATCATCTCTACCACCAGGACTTACCCATACAGTGGTAATATCACACCCACTACCTGGTGTGCCGGCGAAATATCCCTCATCACCAGGCTCACCACCACTACCAGCTGTGCCTGGAATTCTATTGCTTGGTGCTCCTGTTACGGCACCATTAGTAGCAGTTATATCACTAACATAACCATCACCATCAGTTTGAACATTAATATTAATGACTCCAGTAACAGGACCAGAACTAACTGAAAATGAATTTACACCAGTTGTACCATTCCAATTCCAACATGGTTTTGAACGAATTACAATTCTGGGTTGATTAACAGTTGTACCCGGATCTAAATCTAAATTTGGAAGCATATAACGATCATCAGCAATAATTAAATCTTCAACAAAATACTTAACTCTATCCATAGCTGGCGGAAGAGATCTATAATTTCCAACGATATTTCTTTTACCAGAATTGTCAGACCCCTCTACAGCAGGGGGTAAATTATCAATCTCTGTTATTTGAGGTACAGATTTCGTAATTGATTTAGATGCTTTCTTAAGTCTCTTTAATAAAGAATCATCATTTTCTACAAGTTTTTTATGATATTCCTCACTCATAAAAGAAGACTGAGAGATAGATTTTTCAATAACTTCAGTAAATCTATCTTCAATTGACTTTAAAGTTTTATATTGTGGATTTAAATTAGTTAAATTTAATTTATCAAACCTAATTAAACACTCATCATCAATTGATGTTGCAATATCATTAACAGAGGTATCCACATCAAAAATTTCTAAATCAGGTTCATATGCTTTAGAATAATTTAATAAAATATCATCTCTACAAATATCATCAAAGGTAGCTGATGCCTTTCTACCACCCATTGTAGATATAACGTAAGAATTGACAAATTTATAAAGACTAATAATATTTTTATTTGTTTTATAATATTCTAGAAACATTTCAAATGTTTCTCTATCAATTGGAGCTAATGTAAATGCAATATAAATTGAACTAATTTTATATGCAATCGGTCTTTTTGGACTTTGCATCAAATATCTGTTGTCTGTCTTAGACCCGTCATCCCAACGAACAGTACCTAAGACCCAATCACCATTTTTATCAGAATCTGTTTCCGGTACACATGAATTATCTGATGAATAAAAAATGGGGGAATATTCAATTTCTTTTCGATCTTTTGAATAATAAATTCCAACAACTGCAGATCGGTTTTTAATTCCTTTACCGGATCTTACTTTAATCTGAATATTTGAATCGGATGTATATGTTTGATCCGCAGTAAAATCACTTCCACCACTAATTGTAGCATAACATAATGTATGTACACTTACACGATTTACTGCAGAATCAGCAAATTTTATAGTTTTAACTTTTTGTGATTTAATATTTTTTGAAACATAGATGATGTTATTGGCAGTATCTACTGCCGTAATTTTAGTTGATTCTCGAATACCTTCACCAAAAACTTGCATACCAGCAACTAAATCATTAACTGCATTTAAATGCATCCAACCATTAGTCTCACTATAATCATTAGATGTTGCACCCAATGCAATAAACTGACTCTCGGAAATTCTAGAATCACATTTGTCTTTGTTGGAAGATTGAGATACAATTCTTTTGAGTGCTACATCAACAACATAATTAACAATATTTGTAATCGTTGCGCCATTTACTGTATCACCAATTGATAATAGATTTGTAGTTGAACCAAAATCTTGTGTTGCTGGTTTACCAAAACTTACAGACCATTCTCTAACAAAACTATTTGTTCCGGTATGATCACTAAACCACACTGCAAATTTTGTATCACTAATTAATTTAATTCTAGAAACTTGAAATTGAGCTTGACTTAACCCAGAGGCACTTAATTGTTTTATAACATTAATTTGAATATCATTTTCTGTTGTAATAGTTACACCACTAATCTCAACTTCATAATGTTTTCTTTGTTTAGAGTTATCTCCACCACCAAGATCAGCAACAGATTTTGGTGTAATAGTTACACTATTATTAGATGAAGTTAAACTATTAGTAGTGTTTGCTGGATCATCGAATATATGTTCGATGATTGATTTTTTATTTGTAGAATTATCTGTTATATTTCCTGGTAGATAATTAAAGAAAATTGATTGATCATCAGTTCCACCATGATATATTACAGGATTACCAATCTTACTTGTAAGTGTATCTTTATCTGTAGCAGGTGTATTAGTTGGTGATCCGCTAATTGTTAAATTACCTTTAGAATCAAATTCAACTGATACTGAACTACCAGAAGTTGATGTGACACTAATTTTAATTTTTGCATTTGCATCCTTACCATCTTTATCATAAAAATTAATTGAAGATCCACTTGAATTAAAACCACCTTGGTTATCAACTGTATTCATCATATAACTACCGCCGTTTAAAGTTACAGTTTTACTAGAACTTCCCTTCTCACCAGATTGTTTAAACTCCACACCAGAACCACCCCACCCAACAGTGTTTAATGCAACACCGGAAGTGCTTGGATCATCATCCCACTCAAAATCAAATTTAATTGTTGCACTTACATTACTTGGTGGGGCATCATCATCACCACTAATCTCTCCAGAAGTAGCATCAAAATTTAATTTGCGATATGTCCAATCATCTTGTATCCAATAAATTTCACTATTAGTTTTGTCTAATGTAAATCCACCATTAAATATAGTTGATATTGGATATACGTTATATTCGGTAGAAGATGTTGGAGGATCATCACCACATTCACATACTTTTGTTTCCTGAATAAATCCACCAACCTTTCTTGGTTTTAATGTATGTGTTGTAGGCCAATTATACACATGTTGAAAATATTCTTCGTCATAGGTAATAAATGGTCTTATCTCTTTCTCATGTCTTGGAATTCTTGTTTTACTCTTTGTTTCTGACCTACTATCTTGTTCATAGAAATATTCGCTGCTCAGAACATCATCTAAAACTCCATCCACATCTCCATCTACATAATCACCTACATTATTGATATAATTATAACGCATATACAAAGGTTCACGTTCATGAAACGTTGCATTCTTAATATCTGTGTTGTATGAATCTGTACCAGAAAAAGAGCTCTGAGTACCATTGCCAACCTCAAAGTGATTGTATCGAATGATATTGGATAATGTACCAACAACTGGTGCAATCGTTGTATCCTCATCATCTTCACCTGAAGCACAACTTACGCCTTCTGGACTAGTATATTCTAACGTGCGATTTTTAAAGGACTCTGTAGGTCTCGCATTGCCAGTTTTTGATCTATCTTTCTTCGCCATATCTTAGAGAAATTCGCGTTCTTAATCACCTACCTTATGTAGGCGGAGGCCTGGAAGACCATTATAGTCATGATACTCCCACTCTAATACATCCCCCTCTACCCACTGCAGTTCATCGACAAGTGATGGGGGGATTGTTATAAAATATTCATCCTTGTCTGAGTTATACTGAACTTCAGTACTAAATTCATTGATATTCATTTGATTGGTATTACAATTCTTCAGTATATATCAGAGTTATTCCCAATCATGCAATGATGGGTGATATTTCAGATACTCCCAAAATGTCATCTTGAGTTCCCTCTGCGTCATCCCACAATGTCTTGCAGCTTCTGGGAGATTCATTGTTGCATGATATAACCCTTCATGTGCCTCTCTGACATTCTCTGGTGTGGTCTTCTTTGAAACTTCTGTGAGTTTGTTCTTATTTACTTGGAGTAGACTCATAGGGGATTTTTGGCTGGGAAAAATTTTTTAATTCAGCGTGTTATCGAGTGGTCGAATCTGGTCCGTTATAGATTAGGGTAGTTAGGGGTTTTCGCCCCCATACCATAGGGCCAGTGCCCCGTTAGCATCTTGTTAGCACATCACATGGCCTTAGAGCACTTGTTGCCAGACTTGACCGAAGCAGCACCAGGGACACTGCCGTGCTGGAAGGCACCCTTAGGTGCGGCGTTTGCCCAACCACGTTTGCCGGTGAGTGCCTTGACGCCACGACGTGAGGGGCGGAGCACTGTGACCTTAACTTTCTTGCCGTCTGCCTGTAGGGCGGTGGCAATGTCGAGCAGGTTCTGAGTGGCGGATGTCATGTGAGTTTGTTTGTATGTGGCTATTGTACAGGGTCAGCGGTCAGGTGTCAAC